CCAGCCAATGGCGCAAGATACGTCAACGCATACTCAATCGCGACGGACATACTTGCCAGGCATGCGGTATGGAAGGCAATTCGGTTGACCACATAACACCTAGAAGCCTTGGTGGTAGTGATGAGGACTGGAACTTGCAGACGTTGTGCATAAGTTGCAATTCAGCCAAAGGGGGGCGGTTTTTTAATAGCACACCGACACCCCTGACCCTTCCTGTTTTAAATTCCCCCCAAAACGGCTCAAGAAGCCACGAAAATGACTAAGAAGGTCATAACAGGTCACCAAGACCCCCTAGAAGCCTCAAACAGGCTTCAAACGGTTTTGGGTAGGGACGCAGAAGGGCAAAACGCCCTATTTGGCGTTCAAACGCCTAGAATTCACACGCCACTGAACGATTTACCCTCACGCGGGGGTGAATTGGTTGATTTAGCCAGCAGCCTGGGCATTGAACTTTTGGAATGGCAGAAATTTGCGCTTATCCACACGCACAAGGTCAAGCCTGACGGTCGGTGGGCTACGCCTGTAAATACAATCGTAGTCGCACGTCAAAACGGAAAATCATTTTTGCAGTTGATAAGAATTTTGGGTGGTCTTTTCCTATGGGAAGAAAACTTGCAAATTGGTTCAGCGCACCGCTTATCCACATCACTTGAGCAATTTAGGGCAATGGTTCAAATAATTGAAAAAAATAATTCACTAGCAAAACAGGTCAAGAAGATTCGCTGGCAACACGGCGGTGAAGAAATTGAAACAATGGCGGGCAATCGCTTTATTGTGCGCGCGGGTGGTTCGGCTGCCCGTGGTGTTTCCCGACCTTCGACGATTCACCTGGACGAATTGCGCGAAATGACAGACATTGAGAGTTTTGCCTCATTGCGATACACCCTCATGGCAGCGGCCAACCCCATGGTCATGGCGTACACAAATGCGGGCGATTCTTCCTCCGTAGTGCTGAACCAATTTCGGGACAGGGCATTGGCCAGCATTGCGGGGGTCGAAGACGACATTGGATATTTTGAATGGTCAGCACCAACGGACGAAATAAGCGTTGAAAATGCAAGGCACGCAAATCCGTCCATGGGTACGCTGATTCATGCTGACAATATAAAATCCGTGTTGAACGACCCACCTGACGTCGTAATGACTGAAGTGTTGTGTCGTTGGGTTGTTGCAATAAATAGCGCGGTGGATTCTGCCAGTTGGGGCAATTGCCTGGATAAGACCGTTGACCTTGACCCTGACAAATTGACGTGGCTTGCAATTGACCTTTCACCTGATAGACGCCACGCAAGTTTGGTGGGCGCTCAAAAACTTGGGCAGGAAAAGTTTGTGGTCAAATTACTGCACACCTGGACAAATGAGTTGCAATTGGACGATAAAGCCATTGCAAACGAACTGGCAGACTATGCCCGCAGGTATCCGACCGAATACGTGCTTTATAGTCGAAAGACCAGTGGCGCGGTCGCTGCGCGCCTTGCACCTGCTGGAATTCCTGTTTATGACATGGACGCAAGTTACCCGCAAGCATGCGACGAAATGCTTTCAGCAATTAACAGTGGGCGTCTTAAACACAAAGGGCAAAGCCAACTTTCCGAAGAAGTTTTGGCTGCGGTGCAATTGCGTCGTGGTGACGGCGGGTGGGTTATTGGAAGAAGGGCGTCACAGTCGGTCGTTTGTGGCGCAGTGGCCGTTAGTCTCGTTTCACACTTTGCGACACGCCCGGAGAATGACCTTGACATAATGGTGGGCTAAACGTATAAGCCTGACACAATTCAGACATGGCATTTTCTGATTTATTCGCACGCAAGGTTGACGCTGCCGTTCCAGCGAAGACCATTGACGTGGACGCGGCTGCGGTTGCACCTTATTACAGTGAAGTAGGTAATTTATTTCTATTCGGTGGAATAGTTACTGCCTCACGCGCTGAAGCAATGAGTGTGCCAACCGTAGCGCGCGCCTTAGGAATTATTCAAACAATTGCGTCTTTGCCAATGCACACACGCAATGAAGCGACAGGCGAAAAGGTTACGCAACCGCGCGTTATCAACCAGCCTGACCCACGAATCCCAGGTTCTACATTTTGGGCATGGATAATTTCTGATTTGTTCTTTTTTCCAAGTGCGTACGCATACGTTATGGATAGGTACGCTGACACGGGCAAAATCCGCGCAATGGAACGAATTGCACCTGAGCGCATAACAATTACAACAAACGGCATGGGTTACGAAATTGCGTCTTATGCAATTGACGGTGCTTATGTTGACCCAGCAAACCTTGTTGTTTTCCAGGGATTCCAAGAAGGTTTATTAAGCCGTGCAGGTCGCACAGTTCGTGCAGCAGCAGCCTTAGAGCGTGCAGCAATGAATTTTGCAGTTGAACCAATTCCACAAATGGTTTTGAAGTCAAACGGAACATCATTGCCAGCAGACCGCGTTGCAAAGTTATTGAGCGCGTGGCGCACCGCACGTGCTAACAAATCAACCGCATTTTTAAACGCTGACGTTACCCTGGAAACACTCGGGTATGACCCAAAGAATTTGCAGTTAAATGAAGCCCGAAACTACGTTGCACTTGAACTTTCACGCGCAGCAGGGCTTCCAGCCTATTTTACTGACGCGCAACAATCCACGTTCACATATTCCAACGCCTTGGACAAGAGGCGCGACCTCGTGGACTTTGCTTTCAGAAATTACATGTCCATAATTGAAGAACGCTTGTCATTTGCCGATTTCACCCCAGCAGGCAACAAAGTGCGTTTTGACCTTGACGATTTCTTGCGTGGCAATCCTTACGAGCGCGCGCAAGTGTACGAAATCTTAAATCGAATTGGCGCAATGTCAATTGACGAAATACGCGAGGAAGAAGACCTACTGCTATGAAAAAAGTCATAACACCAATGCAAATCACGGCGGCAGATTCTAACAGTCGCACAATCACGGGTCGCATTGTCACGTTTGAAGAAACTGGCAACGCTTCAATTGGCAAGGTTCAATTTGCGACTGGCAGTATTGAAGCAACTGCCGTGTTGCTTAACCTTGAACACGACCGCACACGTCGAATTGGCAAGACACTTTCAATCGAATCAAACGACAAGGGAATTGAAGCAACTTTTAAAATTGCAAACACAACCGCTGGAACTGACGCACTTGTTGAAGCGCAAGAAGGTTTGCGCGACGGATTCAGCGTTGAAGTTTCATTTGACGAATATGAAACACTTAAAGACGGAACAGTGCGCATTTTGAAGGGTGAACTTACTGGGGTTGCATTAACTAGCGAACCAGCAATCCGTTCATCACGCGTCACCGAAGTCGCAGCAACAACAGGCGAAGAAGAACAAGTTTCAGATTCAACAATTGAACCTGAAGTCACACCAACAACAGAAGGAGACGAAGTGGAAAACACCGTCAATGACGCTTCAGCCGTAGAGACGGTCGAAGCCGCACAGTCAGTAACCGCACAATCAAATGCAGTGGGTGGTTGGAAATCAACACCACGCATTGAGTTAACTGCTGCAAAGTATCTTGAAAACAAGGTTCTTGCTGCAACAGGTGACGAAAACGCACGCCAATACGTTTTAGCAGCAGACAACACAACAGACAATGCTGGACTTGTTCCAACACGTCAGTTGGCTGAAGTTATTAACGGACTATCAACAACAATCCGCCCAAGCATTGACGCGATTTCTCGCGGTGCATTGCCTGACGCTGGAATGACTTTTGAGATTCCAAAAATTACAGTTGCACCAACAGTTGCAGTTGTAGCAGAAGACGCAGCCTTTTCCGAAACTGACCAAAATTCCGCGTTCACTAGCGTTAGCGTCCAAAAATTTGCGGGCAGTCAGAAATTTTCGGTGGAATTGCTGACTAGAACTTCGCCCCTCTTTTATGACGAGTTACTTCGTAACATGGTTGCAGCCATGGCTAAGGCGCAAAACTCATACGTTAACGGCGTGCTAATTTCAGGCGCGTCACTTGACGCAACAACAGTTGCAACATACCCAACGGCTGCTGAACTGCTTGGAATTATTGGTCGCGGTGCTGCAAGCGTTTATGGCGCAACTGCTGGACTTGCAAATCCATTTGCACGCAACATAATTGCGTCAACTGGTCAATGGTCAAATTTAATGACATTGAACGACGCAGGTCGTCCAATTTATTCAGCAGTGTCACAACCAAGCAATCAGCCTGGTGTTGCACTGCCAACAAGTTTGACAGGAAACGTCGCGGGGTTGAATTTATACGTTGACCCAACAAACGGTGGGGATGGGGACGGTACATTGCTAATCGTCAACCCTGATTCATACACATGGTACGAAGGTACTTCATACCAATTACGCGCAGAATCAACTGCTGACGGTTCAATTACCGTGGGCGTGTATTCATTTGGTGCAGTAGCAACAAAAATTGCCGCTGGTGCGTTTAAAAATAACAAGGCTTAATCGCCACTAACTAATCATGCGGCGGTTTCTCCCGATTCCGCCGCAGCAGTCGAAAGGAAACGGACATGCCAGCCATTGTCACTGCAAGTCAATTGCGCACGGTGCTTGGTGTGTCCGTTTCACTTTATTCGGACGCATATCTCGACGAAATTATCAACACCGCTGAAGCGGTTATTTTGCCAATGCTGGTTGCAAACACCTCAGCAATTAACGCCTACAAATTAGACACAAACGTGGCTTATTTCTACACCCAACGTGAACATCATTTTGTGACTGGTCAATCCGTCATTGTGACTGGTTTGCCAGCACCATTCACCGCAACGCACGTCGTTGTTGATTCTTACGATTACTATTTTACCGCAGCACTCACTTCAACAAACGTGACTTTGCGCGACATAATTCCAACAGGCACGGCGACACTTTCAGGCTATTCCGCAGCCGATATTTACGCCACAAGCGCGCCAATTGAATCAGCCGTCCTTGCAGTCAGCGTAGAAGTCTTTCAGTCACGCGTCGCAGCAGGCGGTCAGATTGAAGGCGTAGATTTTGCCAGTACGCCTTACCGAATGGGGCGCAGTTTGACCAACCGTGTGTCCACATTGCTTATGCCATTTTTAGACGTTGAAACGGTTTGTCAATAATGCCAGCCAATTCAATTGCCGAAACACGCGCAGCCTTAGCAAACGCCTTCAGTGCCTTATCTGCTACGTGCTACGCGTCCGTTCCCGAATCGCCAATCCCGCCTGCAATAGTAATTGTGCCCGATTCACCGTTTATGGAAGTAGTTTTAATTGGTAAAGCCAAAACCCAAGTTAAATTAAATTTTGCAATCACTGCCATTGTTGCTTCCAATAGCAACTCAGGTTCACTAGATAACCTGGAAAAACTCATCATAGGAATTCTTGCGGCCATGCCCGCAGGATACGTTGTTGGCGTTGTTGAAAAGCCGACGGTGTTGGAAGTAGGACAAAGCCCAATGCTGGTTGCTGACATAAACGTTTCGACGTACTACACACAGACAACATAGGGGACAAAATGCCAACGACAATCATAACTGGTCGCGATTTAGTCGTGACCATTGCAACCGTAAATTACGACGCACAAGCGACCAGTGCAACACTTGCGAACTCACCAACAGTGGAAACGTATCAAACACTTGACGGCAAGGCTTACAAGCACATTGACGACCAGTGGACATTTGACGTTTCAATGCTTGCAGACTGGGGCGCTGCCTCATCATTGTGCGAAGCGTTGTGGACTGCATGCGAGACTGCACCAAATACAACTTTGGCGGTTTCACTCACTGCCGTGACTGGTGCGGTTTTTGCCTTTAATGTAATGCCAGTATTTCCAGCAGTCGGCGGGGCAGCACCTGACGCGCAGACCGTTGACCTATCATTTGTTGTGGTTGGAACACCAACCGAAACATTCAGTTAAAAACTACTAATCGGGAGACAAAATGAAGTTACCAATCACAATTGAATATAACGACGGGACGCAGATTACGTACACGGCTGCGCCACCTGAATGGGTTCGTTGGGAAAAACATTCGGGTCACACCATTTCCCAAGCGCAAGAGAAAATCGGTATATCCGATTTGGTATTTCTTGCATATCACGCCATGAAGCGCGAAGCAGCTGGGAAACCAGTCAAGCCAATCGAAGCATGGACGGAAACCATTTCCGAAGTGATAGTGGGTGAGGCAAACCCAAAAGCTACGCAGTCGGAAGCCTCAGCAGAATAGTTTGGGAAGTAG